CTATTAACGTAAGAAACTGTCCTGTAGTTGTAGCAAGATCAATTACATCTGCAATAACAAAACTCTTTGTTGCTAAAGAATTACTAACATCAGTTCCAATAACATAATCATCTAATGCAGGTGGTATTACGTCAGGGTATGTACTAATCTTTGCCATTTTATTTTTAATTTAAGGTTAATAGATATAAAATCTTGTCTACTAAAGCAATCATCTCATCTATAATATTTTGTAACTCTGATGGATAATTGTTTCTCTCAGTATCAAGAGTTGAACGTAAATCTTTTAAATGAGAAGTAGCATCTGTATTTTTTGACTCAGGAATAACTATCTCAACTCTTTTGTTTCTACCAAAATATGCTTCAGTAAACTTGTCAGTTAAATCAAGAATCCCATCGTAATAAGCGTTTAATGCTTTATGCTCTGCAAACGATGTCGTTTGAAGGTGTGCGATGTGCATTGCATCTCTTGATTGGAACAACGTTCCGATAAGTTTCCCCGGTGTCATAATTACTCTGTTTTTTGTGTTACTTCTCCTGTTTGAATATTGATAACAGCATTAGCTCCATATTTCTCGATTAATAACTTTTCGTGTGCAGAAAATTGAGCTTTAATCTCATCAACAACTCTAATTAATGTTTGCTTTTGCAATTCAGCATCAGCAATTGCCATTTTTACTTTGTTAAACTCTGCGTTTAATTCTTGAATTTTTACTAATTCTTCTTGTGTTACTTTCGTGTTTTCCATTTTTGATTTAATTTAATTGTACAAATATATAAATTTTAAAGTAATGTTTTGTTTATTCTTTTATAAGTGTAATATCCTAATCCAATAAGCAACAAAATTAAAAGCCACCACCAATTATTTGATTTCTTATCGATGTCTTTTTTTACCATCTCTATTTTTGCGCTTTTCTTTACTGTGGTTTCATTTGAGGCTTTTTCAGACACTTTTATTTTTGTAGTATCTACTAACACCTTTTTTGTTTTTTTGTGTCTTATTTTTACGTTTTTGTACGTTATTCCATTCACAATCATAGGAATTGTATCAGATATCGGACTTATATCTATTTCGTCAGTATCTGTAACAACACTAACGTGATTATCTTGAGTAGTAACCACTTCTTGTTTTGTTACTGAAGTGCTGTCTGATTTAACTACAGTATCTACTCTGTCTATATTTACTTTTCTTGCTCCACAAGAAGTTAATATTAAAAAAGAAAGTATTAGTATTTTTTTCATTAGTCTTTTATTTGAAAGTGCATCCAATCATAATTCTTCTCTCTACCCAATGATTCAAATCCATGTTTGTAGAATATGTCAATCATTGGTTTATATTCAGGTCGTGCAAATCGTGCAGTCTTTGATGTCTCTTTTAATTTATTTCTTCCCGGATCCAAATCAACTGCTATTCCCCAAGCATGCATTGACCAAGCAGAACCACCTCTCATTTTTCGGTAGTTGAAACAACCACCAAATAAATCAATGCCTAGCTCTCTGATTTTTTTAAAACCATACTCAGCTAATATATCTGTAAATACTGCTTTAAACTTATCAGCTACTAATTTATGACACATCATTGTAGTTACCGTGGTGTCAGTATCCCAAGCAAGACGCATAGGGTATGGAAGTTGAATCTTTACTAAATAATTAACCCCTGTTTCATTAGGGGTTCCATATTTTTTAATAATCTGTTGTGTTGTCATTCTTTTAAGTCGTCTATATTTGATTTAATTTCTTTTGCTCTTAAAAATACTTTTTTAAGCAGTTTCCAAATGTCAATTTTAAAAGTCTCTTCTATGTTCTCTTTTATAGATACCAACTCTACAAAAATTAGAAGTATAGTACATATTTTTGTAAACATATATGTTATACCAAATGACCTAATTATAAATTCATTCAAAACATATTTATCGATAACGAATAGAAATAAAATACATACTTCATATAACGCCATCTTTGATATTATATTTGATAGAACTCTGCTACGAATACTACCCCAACCTTTTAATTTTACACTTTTAAATATTCCTGTAAAAGTGTCTAGCACTATTGCCGCAGCTACAGCTATTAAAAGACCTTGTATTGGCACAAATAATAATACTATTGATGACAATATATAATTGATATATTTCATTATCTTCCCTGTCCTCTATACGCTTTCACGTAGTTCTTACTCGTTTTAAGGGTACTCGTTTTTGTCTTAGACGCTACACCTGACTTCTTTGGCTTAGCTTTATAAGCGCTCTCTTGCTGTTTAATCTTTGCCATCTTACCAAAGAGCTCTTATTTTAGCAACATCAGATGTGCCTGTTGCATGTAATTTTATAACTTGCACAGGTAATATTGTTCCGCTTACTAATCCATTAAAAGTAACAATATCTCCTCCTATCGTGGTTACAGTTATCGCACCATCAGTAGCATTTCCAATATAAATATAACATCCTTGATTACCTAATCCTGATTGAGAAGATGCTTGATATACTGTATAATCATATCCTAATGAGAAAAGGTTTGCACTTAAAAGTAATGTATTTTCATCAATTACCTCTGCAACTGTAACCATTAAGTCATTTGAATTACTAATAACAATATCTCCTGTCTTAACTCCATTTGTTACAAACAAAGCATTTGCGTCAATAAGTTGAGATGGACCTGAGTTTGTAGTTGTTCCTGATTCTATTACAGTTGGGAAAGGAATGTTTGCATTATCTGATGGAAATACATTTAATGCTCTTGAAAATGTTGTTTTGAATACTGACATTATTTCTAATTTTTGTTATATAATATTTTGTTTACTAATAAGTTTGGATCGTTTAACTTTTCTTTTCTTGCGTTACAACCGCAATCTTTTCCTGATTTTTTAGTAACAAACTCAACGGCCTTTTTAATCCCTGTAGCTGCAGTTACTTTCTCAATTGTGTCTCCTAATCCTTTTGATTTCATTTTGTAAAGATATTAAATTTTTGAAACTTTTTTACCCATGCCTACTCTTGATTTCTCCGCTTTCTTAGCGGCTAATTTTGAAGGACTTATCTCAGATATTGTCTTTGGTGTTTTTGATGACACCTTAACTTTTGGTCGGCAGTATTCATTACTTCCACCTGCGCCACATGCTTTGCCTGTCTTAGTATCTGTCCACTTCTCTGCCTGCCATCTTTTTAATGATGTACCCTCTTCAGTTTTTCTAACAGCTCCTAAGCCTTTGCGACATTTAGCAATCGCTTGAGAAGCTCTTGCCGATGGGAAAACATCATACTGAGCCTTTACTTTCTTATAACACGCATCTTTTGGCATTACTTTTTCTTTATAGGTGGTTTTACATTTCCTTTTAGAAACTTCATCTTACCATCTAATGATTTCTTAGACTCGTATTGTTTCGCTTTTGCAATTACTTTTTTCATTACTTTTTTTCAGATAATCTTATTTTTCTGTCTTCAACTCTAGCGGCTCTTCCAAAAAGTCTATCAGCTTTTTTGTCTCTACCTTCATCTACAGCCTGTTTTGCTTTATCAACTAACTTATTTTCTCTTCTTCTAAGTCTATTGATTTTATCATTTTCGTTACCAAAAATTGATGGTGCTAATGGATAATCTCTATTCATAACTTTAATATTTTCCTCTACGGTTACTTGGATTACTTGTGGTAGAACCTCCCGGTCCTGCCCATAGATTTTTACACGCCCAATATCTTGGGGTTAACTTATCATTGGCATTAGCGCAATCATGTCTTGCCTTAAAGCTCTTTCTAGCCGCATCACTATAATTGTTGCCATAGCCTTTAGCTCCGAAGTGGAGGAGTTTCTCTGTTCCTCCACTACAAGCTTTTACCATCTTTTTCTTCCCCGGTCTGTCCGAAGCAGTCGGGCGGTTACATTGCATTTTAGACTTGTCAGCCATGGCTTATTGTCTAAATGCTCTTGTGTTATGTCCCGGAAATTTATCAACTTCAACTGTCTCTACAACAGGAGTCTCATCTACTACGACTGTAGTTTCTACAACAGTAGTCTCTTCTACAGTATCTTCTTTTTTCTTTGCCATTTTAATCACAATAAGAGTTATTATTTTTCATTCCTTTTCCTTTAGCGATATTTAGAACTTTTTGAACAGTTCCTTTACCGCTACCTGACATACCACCTGCTATTTTCACTGAAACTCTAGTGTTGTCGGTTGTACTTGGTCCTTGCAAACGAGCTGAACCCGGCAAGTTTGGAGTATTTTTTTCCATTATTTCTTTTTTATTGAAGGTTTAGCCATTCCTTTGATAGCAGGTTTTGCTGCTGCTGCAGGTGCTTTCAATTTTGATGATGCCGGTAATTTTGGTGTTGATTTTTTCATTTTGTTTATTTTTATGTGTTATTTTTTTACTCTTTTTTGAATTGTTTCAGTTGTTGGTCTATGGTATTGTTTACCCAACGTGTTTTTTAGAGATGCCAATCCTTGAAGTTTACCTCCGCCTGTATGAGTTTTTCTTCCTTCTTTAACATTTGTATTTCTTTCCTCTCTTTTAGCTTTCAATCTAGCAACTGATGCTTTTTGAAGGTCATCCAATATAGTGATCGATGTTGTAACTATCGGTGTTCTTGCTAATGGCGTGTCTCTATTTTCTTTTTTCATGATTAATTTATATCATTTAATGAATCTCCTCCTCTTGTTCCTCCATCTGAGCAGCTACCTTTTTTATCTGTTCTTTTACAAGCTTTTCCTACTTGCAATCCTTCAGGTTTAGCATCAGGCTTTTTCGCATCTATCTTTTGTTGCTTTTGAACTTCTGCTCTTGTCATTCCTCTTGCATTAGCGTTTCTATTAAGAACAGAGTCTCTAGCTCTAATATTTTTTTCTCTTACTAATTGTTGTGCTGCACGTTTCTCAGCATAGCTCATAACCTTAGGCTTAATAGTATCCTGTACAAATCTTGGCTCAGGAGTATTTGCTAACGGAGTGTCCGGTCTTCTTTGATTGATAGGCATGATTATTTTCTTCTAGGATTTAAACCTCTTTTAGTAGCTTCTTCGTATCCACGTAAACCTTGTCTTGTTTTCATGTCATAACCCGGTAAGATAGATTTTCCTTCTACTGCTCTACTAAAACCTTGTCTGTAGTATGAACTATCTGTAGACGTAGGTGTATATGGGTTGTCTTTAAATCCACTTCTTTTGGTTGTTATCATATTACTGTATTCAGGCGTAGGAGCCAATGGGGTGTCCGGTCTTTTTGGTTTTTCTTGTGGCATAACTATTGTTGTTTAAGTGTTTGATTTTCTTGAGTTTGTTGAGCTGCTTTGGAAGCTGCCTTGGCAGCAGCCATCTCAGATATTTGTCTTATAGCTGCATCAGCAGTAGCCTGAAATTTATTCGTAGGCATTGCTCCAAATTGAGTAGCAGGTTGCAATCCTGTGCTAACAGGCATCGGTTCCGGTGTAGCTGCTAATGGAAAATCGGGTCTTTTAATTGGTAATGGCATAATTATTTATTTTTAATTGGGAATCCGTTTTTATCATATCCTTTTTTACCTTTAAATTTTTGTCTTTCTTGGTCTTCTTTAGCTTCATCAGATGCATTGAAATATTTAATTGTTTGTGATAAATTATATGATGTTGCTCCTTTTAATCCAAGAATATTAGCTTTATTAGCATAATACCCTGTGCTATCTTTAGTTGGCTCCGGTGTAGGAGCTAACGGAGTATCGGGTCTTTTTGTTTTCGGCTTTTCTTGCATGATTATTATTTTTAATTAATAACTTTGTAGCAAATATATAAAAAAAAATCAAATGAAATCAAATCAAGAAGATTACATGAAATATTGGAGAGTAATTCGCCAATTTGCAAAAGTTAAATATGAACTAACGCAGTCAGACCTTGACATGCTGTTTTTCCTATACTCTGAAAAATATTTTGATAGAGCAAAGTTTGCAGAGTTCGATACCCTACTAGATTGGGATATAAATAGATTTGAGAGCCTAAGGAAAAGAGGATGGATTGAAGTTTTCAAAATGGGAACTAGAAAGGCTACATACAAACTCTCAATCAAAGCCACTAGAGTAATTCAGTCCCTGTATAGAAAACTAAGTGGGGAAGAAATCCCCACTAGCAATTCATTTAATAGAATGTTTTTAAAGAATGTGTCATATACCGATAGAGTGTATCGCGATATGATCATCAAGATGAACGAAGCTATAAAACAACGACGACATCAGTCTCCCGAATAATGGTACACTGCTCTCCGTTGATTAGCATTGTGAAACTATGGCTCTTGTCATAGTATATCTCGTCATCTTTCTTTATGTTTGATACATCAGTACCTGATGCCACAACAATCGCTCGTTTGTATCTGAATTGGTTCACATCTTCGGCAGATAGTATCATGCCCGATTGTGTTTTCAATTCTTCCTCAACTATTTTGATAACTAAAAATTTCCCTATTGGTTGCATAGCTATTTATATTTGCTCGTAAGAACGAGCCATTGTTATAATTGCATTGGTGCTCAAGATTGTTACAGCAACAGACACTGAATTTTGAAGTGCGCTACGCGTTACCTTCAAAGGGTCAATAACACCCATCTTTATCAAGTCACCGAACTCTTTTGTTTTCAAATTATACCCATGCCCCAACTCAATACCAACAGGGTATACGTCTGATGGCTTTAAACCCGCGTTTGCTAATATCTGTTGGAACGGTGCCATAAGCGCATCTCTGATAATTACAACAGCTGTATTGTACTCAGGACTTTTATCCTCATCAATCTGTAATAATGCACACTCTTCTAGCAATGCCTTCCCTGCACCGGGTAATATACCTTCTTCAAGAGCCGATCTTACTGCGCAAACAGCGTCATCTACCCTGTCATATAGCTCTTTTTGCTCCAAATCTGTCTGTCCACCAACAAATATAACCCCTATTCCACCTGTTAATGAGGCTATTCTTTCCAATAGAAAGTCTTTATCGCCCTTTTTAGTGGCATTTTTGTAAGCATCACGTAGTTGTGCTACCCTTTCGTCAATTAACTCCTGTTTTGAGCGTGCATTTGACTTAATGATTATTGTTTTGTCGTTGCTAACTATTATTTTTGAAGCATGACCCAAGTCACCGAAGTTAATAATGCTCAAATCGTCCCCTGTTTTCTCACTGAAGTAGGTAGCACCCAAACTTACAGCAATATCATGCATCAGTTCGTGTTGCTTGTACCCGAAACTAGGCGGTGCAACCGCACATATCTTCACATTCCCCTTCATAACGTTAGCCGCTAACGTGTTTATCACAGGAGCAGCACAAGGAGCGATGATTAACAGCTTCTTACCTTCGCTAATAATTGGCTTAAGAATACCCTCAATCTGCAATATGTTCGATATCTCCATGTCAGCTACCAATACCATAACATCCTCAAACACGCACTCGTCTTTTTTAGAATCGTTGATGAACATCGGACTCAAATACCCTCTGTCGAATTTCAACCCCATAGTGGTCTCTGCATAAGTCTCATCACTTTGGCTTCTCTCCACCGTTACGATCCCTGTCTTGCCCACATCTTTATACACCTCAGCGATTATCCTCCCAATCTCCTTGTCGTTGTTCGCAGAAATTGAAGCAACATCTGAAAGCATAGCGTTAGTAACCTTCTTACTCTTCTTCTTTAAGTTCTCCACCACCTTGTCGCTTATCTCCACCATGCTGCGAAGCACCTCCGTACGATTGTGATATGTCTTGATATGCTCAAGTCCTCCCAATACCAATCCCTCAGTAAGCACAATAGCAGTCGTAGTACCATCTCCTGCAGATGTAGCAGTTCGGTCAGCAGCCTCCTTCATCATTTTAACCGCAAGGTTCTCCGAAGGGTCTAGTAAGTAAATTGATTTTGCAACAGTAACACCATCTTTAGTAACTGTGATACCATGAGTATGGTCAGGAGATTCAATAAGCACAGTATTACCATTTGGTCCTAATGTACTCTTTACAGCTTTCGACATCTTTACAACGCCACTAACTAATTTTTTTCTTCCCTCTTCTCCAAAACATAAATCTTTAGGAGAGTAACCTTGGTTTTCTAACATTTGATTTGATTTAAAATTACAATGCAAATATATATATTTTTCATATACAAACAAATTGCGATTTGCGATTTGCAAAACAAACTTGTGTCGGATACCGATTTTTTTTCTCTATATATATATATATATATTTACCTCCTTTTATTTTTTTTCCCACTATAGTTTCTCTTCTTTTTCGACATTATCGACATTAAAGAAATAAATAGTTAATAATCAATTAGTTAGAAAAATCAAGTCGTCGCAAAAACAACAGAATATATAACCAAAAATGTCGATTATAAAAAAAAAGAAGGACTTTTAGGTCCCTCTCATTTTTTGGTGGTGTCAAATTTTTAGTCACACCCGCAATCTTCTTCCATCATTTCAGACATGGCATTACCTCTCGCTACGATAGAAATCTTCTCAGCAGTCCTAATAGATTTCTTTAATTCAGCAAGCTTGGCAATACCGGTTCTACCATCAGGTCTGTCGTTAATCAACATACCATCGTTTACAGTTAAACCACTAAAAGAACCATTGACTCTCTGTTGGTAAATACTGTTTCTTAAATTTAAAGGTTGTTTCATTTTGCAAAATTTTAAAGTTTAGACAAAGATAGGTTTTTTTATTATCAGATAATTAGGGAGTTTGGGCAGTATGATGATTTTACAAAAAAGATCCGGATCTGAAGATCGATTTTTTT